TGTCTCGCCCGTGCCGTGAATGGGGTTGCCCTAATCTTGTTAAGTCACGCAGTCAGAAAGGCTTTTGTGACGATCATGCATCAAAGCGTTCAGGCTGGAATAAACGTGTAGATCGTACAGGTTCAACAACTGAGCGTGGCTATGGTCATGCATGGCGCAAGCTTCGTGAGTTTATTTTGAAGCGTGATAATTATCTTTGTCTTGTGTGTGCTGAACAAGGTCGATTGACTGAAGCAACTGAGGTCGATCACAAGCTTAATAAAGCTAAAGGCGGCACAGATGACCATGATAATTTGCAGTCAATTTGTAGTGCTTGTCATAAAGAGAAGACAGCGAAGGAAGGGAAGTGATGGCTGATAAAACTATTGAAGAAATGGTGCACGACTATGTTGTTGCTCAGTTGAGTTCGGGTATTGGTGTAACCAAGTGCGATATTAAAGAATTCACTGATATTGCATGTGAAGTAAAAGGGCGATCAGCACAAAGGCAAAAAGAAATCAATCAAGATGCCCAGCGTCGTCGTTGGTAGGTAGGGGGGAGGTGAAAAGTTCAAGCTTTTCAACGAAATGACCGCCCCCTTAGACACATTTTTACGTGAGCGAAATTAAAAATTGAGGGTCTTGACATGGGTGGTCGAAATGCGGTAGCAGGTGCAGGGCGTAAACCTAGAGTTATCTCAACAGGCGATACGGACTTCGATAAAGTATTTGATATTGATGTGCCAATTCATCTTGAGCACATGGATCAAGCGGTCACAATGTGGAAGTCAATTATCCCTGAATTACTAAAAAGAAAAATTCTAAAAATTACAGATTTGCATAATGTGGAAATGTTTTGCATGGCATATCACAACCTGCGTGAAGCACAATTTGAGGTTGTAAATTATGGGGTTACGCTCGAAACGGAATCAGGAAGAATTAAAAATCCTGCATTGACAGTTGTAAATGAAGCATCAAAACAAATTGCTCAATTCGGCTCAATGTTGGGGCTTGATCCTGTGTCTCGCGCTCGATTAATGGGTGGTGATGGAAAGAAAAAAGGTAATGCATTTGCAGAGGTGTTAAACATGTAGTGAGGTCAAAATGACAGCTTTCCCAAATGTTGACATTGCAAATAAGTGGGCTAAGCAAGTCGTTTCAAATAAAATCCCTGCATGTAAATGGGTGAAATTAGCCTGTGAACGCCACTTAAATGACTTAAAAAACAGTAAAAATAAAGATTTTTTATATAAATTTGACCCTAAATTAGCTGAAAAAAAGATTAAATTCATTGAGCTTTTGCCTCACACCAAGGGTGAGTGGGCAATGAAGCGAATGTTAATTTCATTAGAGCCTTGGCAAAAATTTGGAATTGCTTGCACTTTTGGTTGGGTGCGTAAAAAGGACGGATATCGCCGTTTCCGTGAAAGCTATTGGAATATACCACGTAAAAATGGAAAGTCCGCAATTGCTGCTGGCGTTGCACTCAATATGTTTGCAAATGATGGTGAGTTTGGTTCCGAGGTTTATGCGGGCGCGACAACTGAAAAACAAGCATGGGAAGTATTCAAACCTGCTCGGTTAATGGCAGTAAAATCACCTGATTTTGTCGAGGCGGCAGGCATTCAAATTAATGCTGGTAGTTTGGAAATACCAAATGATGGTTCAATTTTTGAAACAATTATTGGTGATCCGCCAGATGGTCAGTCACCACATTGCGCTATTGTCGATGAGTTTCATGAACATCAAACATCAGCAATGTATGACACGATGCAAACTGGTATGGGTGCGCGAAGACAGCCACTTATCTTTACCATCACAACCTCTGGATTCAATATTAATGGGCCTTGCTACGATTTACAGATTCGTGTTCAAGAAATGCTTGAGGGTACAGTACCAGATGATGAATTATTTGGTTTTATTTTCACAATTGATGAGGGTGATGATTGGACTGACCCAAAAGTATTGCAAAAGGCTAATCCAAATTATGGTGTATCGGTTTATGCGGATTACCTAGAGTCGCAACAACGGCGAGCTATACAGAATGCATCTAAGCAAAATGCCTTTAAAACAAAACACTTAAATATTTGGGTTTCTGCAAAATCTGCTTTCTTCAATATGGAGCAATGGAACGAATGCAAAGATATAAATCTAAAAATTGAAGATTTTAGAAATGATCCCTGCATGATTTGTGTGGATTTATCTTCAAAAATTGATATTGCAGCACGCATTAACCTTTTTTATAGAATCATCAAAGGTAAGATTCACTATTACAGTGTTGCACCAAGATTTTACTTGCCCTATGACACTGTCTATAACGGTGAAGAAAAACAAGTAATTGAACGCTATCAGAAGTGGTTGAATCAAGACTTATTGACAGTTTGTGATGGATTCGAAAATGATTTAAATGAAATTGCTGAAGATATTTTAAATGATGCTATTGAAATGAAAATTCAAGAAGTTCCTTACGATGAATGGGGTGGATTTCAAATATCTAAGCAAATTGATGATGCAGGCTATACATCAATCAAAATCCCTAAAATCACCAAAACATTCTCACCAGCAATGAAAGAAATGGAGGCAGCAATTGCATCTGGAAGATTTCATCACGATGGCAATCCTATATTATCTTGGATGGTTGGAAATGTGATTTCTAAAACTGGAAAAAATGATACTGAATTTCCAGATAAGGAGAAGAAATTTAAAAAGATTGATGGTGCGGTTGCTGGGTTAATGGGTATTAGTCGGATCCTTACATTAATGAGTAATCCCGAAGAGGATGATCTATCGAGTCATATCGAGAAACATGGGGTAAGAAGACTCTAATGAGCATAAAATCAAAAATAGGGGAGTGGCTTGGATTCAAGTCTACTCCCCTTGTTATTTCTGGACCTGATGAATTGGCACGTATTTTTGGTGCTGAATTTGTCACTGGTACAGGACAGTCAGTTACACCATTGAGAGCCATGCAACTTGCGATTGTATTTTCGTGTGTTCGAGTGCTTTCAGAATCAATGGGTATGTTGCCATGTAGATTATTAAAGCAGGATGGTAAATACAAGCAGCCAGCTATTAATCATAAACTTTATGAGCTTTTAAGCATTGCACCAAATGACTATATGACAGCTCAAGAGTTTTGGGAGTTGCTCATGGTTTGCTTGTGCTTGAGGGGTAACTTTTATGCATACAAGGTTTGCGCCCTTGGTGAAGTTGTTGAATTACTTCCTCTCGATCCAAGTTCTGTGACACCAAAGTTGAAAGATGATTGGACAGTTGAGTACCAAGTTAATTTTAAGAATGGCGGTATTAAAACGCTGAGCCAAGATGAAATTTGGCATGTTCGCTTATTCACCTTGGATGGATTAACAGGTCTTAATCCTGTGGCATATGCACGTAAATGTATTGGTCTGGGGTTGGACACAGAAGAACACGGTGCAAAACTATTTAAAAATGGTGCTGTCACTTCAGGTGTTTTAGAAACTGAAGAATCGTTAACCGATGTTGCTTTCAATCGTCTTAAAGCTGAATTTGAAGAAAATTACACAGGGTTGGCGAATACATATAAACCTATGATTCTTGAGCAAGGCTTGAAGTGGAAACCAACCGCTTTAAATCTTGAGGATTCCCAGTTTTTAGAAACGCGTGAATATCAAAAAAGCGAAATCTGTGGATTGTTCCGGGTACCACCTCATTTAGTGGCTGCAATGGACAAGATGACTTTAAACAATATCGAACATATGGGGATGAGCTTTGTGAATTACTCACTGGTTCCCTATATGACCCGTATTGAATCAAGAATCAGAGTTGGATTGCTGAGTGAAAAAGATCGCAAAAATCATTACGCAAAATTCAATGCTGGTGCGCTTTTACGTGGTGACTTGAAAACACGTTATGAGTCTTACGGCAAAGGTATTCAGTGGGGATGGTTAAGTCCTAATGATTGCCGAGAATTGGAAGATATGAATCCACGTGAAGGTGGGGATATTTACTTAACCCCGATGAATATGACGACTAAACCTGAGGATGATAGCGATGCAAAAAAAGCATCTTAATGTGCCTTTTGAGGTTAAATCTGTGTCTGATACAGGTGAATTTGAAGGGTATGCATCAGTTTTTGGTGTTAAAGATAGTTATGGTGACGTTGTTATGCCAGGTGCATTTAAGCGGACATTGAATGAGTGGTCCCAGAAAGGTCGGCTGCCTGCCATGCTATGGCAACATAAATCAGATGAACCTTTAGGACCATATTTAGAAATGAAAGAAGATGAAAACGGCCTCTTTGTAAGAGGTCGTTTTCTTATTAAGGATGACCCACTAGCACGTCGCGCACATGCTCATCTAAAAGCCAAGTCAATTGGAGGAATGTCAATTGGATTTATTCTGCGTGATTACGAGTATGACAAGCAACTAGGTGTTTACAAATTAACAGACATTGATTTGTGGGAGGTTTCAATTGTGACTTTTCCTGCAAATGATGAAGCGCGAGTTTCAGATGTGAAATCTGCGTTGGATCGAGGGGAAACCCCATCTGAAATGGAAGTAGAGCGAGTATTGAGAGATGCTGGTTTCACACTTCAACAAGCCAAAGCCTTTATGGCTAAAGGTTACGGAGCGATTGGTGCACAGAGAAATACTGAGCAAACTGATGACGCGCTTCAATCACTCAAAGACTTAAAATCCATTTTTACAACAGGTAAATAAATCATGGCTATTGAAAAGAAAGATATCGAAGAAGTTGCATCAGACCTTAAGGGTGTGTTTGAAGACTTTAAAAAGAAAAACGACCAAGAGCTTGAAGCAATCAAGTCTGAAAAGGGCAAATTGGGTGATCAGGTTGAAAAGCTTAATGAAAAATTAGGTGATATTGATAAGCTTAAAGCTGAACTTGAAAAAGAACTTAAAGCAGCAAAACGCCCAGGTGTAACTGGTGGTGAAGGTGTTGATGAACACAAAACTGCATTTTATCAATTCCTTCGCAAAGGTGTTGATGATGGTCTTGCGGACTTAGAGCGCAAAGCTGTTCAAACCACCACCAATCCTGATGGTGGTTTTGCGGTACCAGAAGAACTTGATCGCACATTATTGGAACTTTTGAAAGATGAAAGCCCAATGCGTAACGTGTGTTCGCAAATCACTGTTGGGTCTCCTGATTATAAAAAATTAGTTAATCTTGGTGGCGCTGGCTCTGGCTGGGTAGGGGAAACAGATCCACGACCTACTACAGGAACTCCAACATTGGCGCAACTTCAGGCGACAATGGGGGAAATCTACGCCAACCCTCAAGCAACACAAACATCATTAGATGATGTGTTCTTTAATGTTGAAGACTGGATTTCAACAGAAGTCGCACGTGAATTTGCTGAAAAAGAAGGACATGCATTCTTACTTGGAGATGGCTCTAAAAAACCAAAAGGTATTTTAGCCAATACGCTCACCACAGAAGCAGATAAAGATCGTGCATTTGGTTCACTTCAAAAAATATTGTCAGGTCAAGCTGGTAACTTCAGCGGTGACAATCTTATTGATCTAATTTTTTCGTTGAAAAAAGGCTATCGAAATGGTGCCTTATTCATGATGACAAATCTAACACAATCCAAGGTTCGTAAGTTTAAGGATTCTGAAGGTAATTACCTATGGCAACCGGGCTTGCAGTTGGGTCAGCCATCAACATTACTTGGTTATGGCATTGAAGAAAATGAAGACATGCCAGAAGCGGAAGCAGATGCTAACTCAATTCTGTTTGGTAATTTTAAGCGTGGTTATTTGATTGTAGATCGCATGGGAACACGTGTATTACGCGATCCATACACCAATAAACCTTATGTTGGTTTCTATACAACAAAGCGTACTGGTGGCATGCTTTTAGATAGCAATGCAATCAAAGCGTTAACACTATCTGCTTAAATCTAACAGTTAAAATATGCCTTACTTTTTTGTGAGGCATATTTTTTTGGGGAAGAAATGCCAATTATTACGGTAAAACAGACCTTTAAAATTGCCATTGAAAATGGAAATAAGGTTATAGAAATTAAAAAAGGTGATCAAGATGTATCGGATCGCATTGCGGAAGTCGCTGTAAACCAATTGAAAGTTGCAACATTTAAGGCGAAAGGAAAGCAGAATGAATCAGTTTCTAACGTTGGAACAGGTAAAACTACACCTGAAAGTTGATCATGATGATGAAGATTCTGATATTGAGGCATTAATTGATGCCTCATTTATCGCATTCGAAGAGTCAACAAATCGTAAGCTTTACCCTGAAAATGAGGCAATTCCTAAAGATGTTAAAAATGGTATTCATATCAGTGATGCAATTATTCAAGGTGCTAAATTGTTAATAGGTCACTGGTATCGCAACAGGGAAACCACGGGTAATTTACAAAACTTACCATTTGCTACAGAGTGGCTTTGGCGTAGGCATCGATTTGTGAATGTGGGGTGATTTATGGGTATTCCTGCAGGCGAACTCCGCCACCGCGTCACAATCCAACACTTTGTTGAACAGCGTGATGAATACAACAACTTGCTTGATAAAGCTTGGGTTGAATACAAAAAACTCTGGGGAAAAATTGAGTTTTTGTCTGTAAAAGACACTTTAGCAGCCAAAGCAGCAAGTTCAGAAACCACAGCTCGCTTAAAGATTCGCAAGCGAACTGACATCACGACTGAAATGCGTGTGCTTTGGAAAGATCAGGTTTTTCAAATAGCTTCACCGCCCAAGCCTGATAATGAAAATGGCGAGATTTATGTGACATTTGAGCTGAAATTATTGGAGTTAGAATGAATAAATTTAGCGATGAAATGCAATATCAAGGGTCAACAGGTGGTTGCATGCTTAGCGAGGATCACCTTAAAAATACATATTTGTTGAAAGGTGGGGAAAAGGTTGTTTCACCTCGCCAAAATACTAATTTACAAGAGTATTTGGAGAAACTATGTCAATCCAATTCCAAATCCACGGACTTGAAAGCCTTCAATCCAAGCTTGAACAGCTCAATAACCCACGTAAAGTTAAATCCGCAGCTCGAAAGGCAGCACGACAAGCAATGAATATTGCAAGAGATGTGGCAAGAAATGCTGCAAAAAAGTTAGATGATCCAAAGACACCAAAGAAAATATTTAGAGAAATTACTGTTATTAATGGTAAAAGTCGAAATCCTAACAGTATTGTTATGAAGGTTGGTGTTCGTGGTGGGGCAAAAGTTAATTATGTGAATAATGATTATAATATCAGGAATAAAAGAGCTGGAAAAACATATCAACTTGATAGTAGGGTTTTTTATTGGAGATTTTTAGAATTTGGTACATCAAAGCAGCCAGCAACACCATTCATGCGTCCAGCACTATCTAATAATGTTGACTTAATTACAAATAAGTTTAATGACGTATTTATTAGTGAGATTGATAAAGCTTTAGCGAGTGCAACATGAACATTTTACCAATATTCCAAACGCTTCAAGACTCACCTGTTAAAGACTTGGTTCAAAATCGTATCTATGAAGATGTTGCACCACATAAAACCAAATTCCCTTACGTTGTTTGGCAACTTATAGGTGGTATACCTGAGCACAATTTAGATTGTCCGCCACAAATAGATCATTTAACTTTTCAACTCGTTGTTTATGACACACAAGCAACAAGAGCCTCTACTACACGAAAAGCAATCAGCGCTGTTTTAGACCCACTTTGCACAATCACTGATATTCACCCAAATTATTACGAACGCATTGGTGACACTGATGTTTTTGGTCGTGGATTTGATGCGAATTGGTTTTTAGATAGATAGCTGCACCACTTAATCAAACCGTCCTTATTGGGCGGTTTTTTTATGCCTGTTTTCAGGCAAACCACTGGCTAGGGCGACGGTTCGAAAAGCACGTTTCCATGTTCAACGTGCCTGCCAGTTTCTTTTTTTGAACATGGTCATATAAGAGGAAATCTTATGAACATGATGACAACATTAAATTTACGTGCCATGGTCACAAGCGAAAATGGCGAAGCAAAAACAACCAGTTACGCGGTAGCAGAAGCATTTGGAAAACTACATAAAAACGTAATACGAGATATTGAAAAACTAAGATGCTCCGACAAATTTAAAGCGCTCAATTTTGAGCTTTGCTTTGAAAACAACAAGTTACAGAACGGAAAGCCTAGAAAATTTTATCAAATGACTAAAGATGGCTGGATGTTTCTAGTGATGGGCTTTAATGGCGAGAAGGCTGATGCTGTAAAAGAGCAATTTATTGATGCCTTTAACTGGATGGCAAGCCAATTAACCCAAGTCTTTCAATCTAAATGGGCTAGATATAATCATATTGTCGGTTATCGCGAAAATCGCAAACAGCAAGTTAGTTGCTCAGCTAGAGACATGAACGTGTGGAAACATGAAAAGCATCCACTTGATGATGAAATAGCGCAATCGGAAAGAGAGTTGCAGCCGTCATTGCCATTTGCTAGTGGGGTTTAATCATGAATATTGCTTATGTGGTTGTAGAATGCCGACCAAGCACAGACGAAGAAAATTATGCTGACATTAATATTGGTGATGATAGCTATGTGTTTTGCTCAATAGAGCCAGTACCAAACACAGGTGATTGGCAGAAAAATATTGAAGCAGCCATATTGATTGGAATTGATGTAGAGCGAACTAAACCAAAGCATAAGCAC